CCCTTGAAGCGCAGCGCGACGGTTTCAACTACGGCGAACTGCAACTCCATGGGCAGGCCGGTGATCGCGCTCACAGACCAGACGTACGGGTATCCGGCCGTGTATGTGATCAACACGTTCTTCCGGCCCGCGCAGAACTGGCCTCCGATGATCGAGATGCTGCGGTCATCGGCGAGCCAGCCGCTGCTCTGGCCGTCGGAGGGGAGGACGGGGTTGCCGTCGATCGAGACGGAGAGGATGGAGACCACCGGGCCTTCCGGCAGGGGCAAGGTGTCCCCGCCGTGGCCGTCGGTCATCCAGTTGTAGGTGAGGATCCCACTGAGGTTGCGCTCGCAGTAACTCTGCACCCAGGCCGACACCTGGGTGATCAATGCCCCCAGCACACCAGCCGATTGGCTGGTGGCATCGCCCAGGTAGGTCTGGACATCGGTCAGGGTGCAGAGGTCTCCGGCGGGCATGGAATCAGCCGTTGGCGATGTTGGAAATGACGCCCATGCCGGCGGGCAGGTAGGTCGCCAGGGTCTCCTCGGCGTAGACGCCGACGTCGCGGGTGCGGCTCACCTGGGGCCAGAAGGTCTGCACGTAGTCCTTGCGGATGTGCATCTCGGCCACATTGGGGGTCTCGTTGCTCTGGTACTGCGAGGGCAGGTTCTCGCACCAGGCCATGATCGTGCCGGGCGGGACGTTGGGGTGCAGTACGAAGGGGATGACCAGGCCGCCGTGCCCGGCGGTGAAGGGGTTGAAGTAGCCGGACACCTGGCCGTTGGCGACCACTGCGTAGGGGTCCGGATTCTGGGTCATCAGCAGCGGGGCGGCGCTGGTGTTCATCACCTTGTTGGTGATGTTCTGGAGTTCCTGGCTGTTGACCAGCATGACGGTCGGGCTCAGGCGGCACTTGTCCCACATGGTCTTCAGCATCACGTCGATCTCGAGGACGTTCCGGCGGCCGCCGGCGGTCAGGACGGTGCCGGTGCCCGCGGTGCCGGTGGCCAGCGCATTGACGTAGGCGCCGGATCCGGACGCGAGGGCGGCGTAGAGCAGGCCGTCCCAGGCGGTGTTGACGTTGCGGCTGCAGTCCGCGGTGATCGTGGAGTTGAGCTGCCCGGTGCCCGCCAGCGGCAGGGTGACCAGGATGCTGTTGGTGGTGGTGATGTACTCCAGCCGGGTGACGCCCGAGCCGGCAGCCCCGACGATGAACCAGGCGTAGGCGACCGCGCCGTTGATGGCGGGAACCGTCAGGCCCAGCCCCTGGCCCAGGGTGATCGCCTGGGTCTTGGTGCCGGAGATCTGCGAGCTGCCACCGTTGACGGTGTAGGTCTTGGAGTCCGCGCCGGTCACGGTCACGGCCTGCTGGATGGTCTGGCCCGAGGCGGCCCCAACCACGCCGCCGGCGGCGATCCAGCCCTCGAGGGTGAGCGCGACGACCTGGATGGAGTAGGTGTCGGTCGGGAGGGTGGCGCCGGAGGTGGCGGGCGCGGTGGAGACGATGGTGCCGGGGGTGCCCAGGGCGGTCGAGGCGTTGCCGCCCAGGATGCCGAACTCCTCCTTGATCATGCAGCCCTGGAGCAGCCGCATGGTCATGGTGGACATCAGATCCTCAAAGCCCACGGCGGCGTTGATCGCCTCCTCGGTGATGTTGTCTTCCTCGCCGATCGTCCGGTAGCTGGCGGCCTTGTCGATGGCGCTGTAGTTCATGCGCCCCGACCGCTGGCCTTCAGGCAGCCAGCCCATGGAGGTGACGCCCGAGCCGGTCAGGCCGAAGATGGCCTTCCAGTTCGTGGCGCGGCCGCCGTGGCCCATGACCCGGGGGATCCGGTTGCGCAGGGGGGTGATGACCGGGTACAGGTTCTTCGAGGGAGCCTGGAGGTCGTAGTTGACGATGTTGCTGGTGGTGGTGAGGGCCTTCTGCAGAGCGTTCTCGCTCATCCCCTTGGCCACCTCAGCCTGAAGCTTCCGGAGGGTCTCCTGGATGCTCATGGTGTAGTTCTCCTTTCCACTGGTGAAGTGGGTAAAAGGGGCCGACTACCGGCCGCCCGTCTTGTGGGTGAAAGTGATGAGCGCCTTGGCCTTTTCCGGGCCGTCGGGCATCTCGTTGATCTTGCGGAGCTCGTCGTCCAGCGACTGGGTCTTCTCGATCCCGTTGAGGGTGATTTCGTCAGCCTTGTCCAGGAAGGCCAACAGGACACCACGGGCCGGTTCGGGCAGGTTGCCCAGCTTGTCGACCTCGGCCTGCAGGGTGGCGATGGTGCCGTCCCGCTTCGCCAACTCGGCCTCCAGGGTGGCGACCTTGGCGAGGGCCTCGGTCGCTTCGCCCTGGAGCTTGGTGAACTCGGCGGTGTCGGCGTTCTCGACTTTGTCAGGCCCGGCCCAGCATTTCGCCAGCTCGCCCAGGGCCGCCTTGAGGTTCTCCATGTGGTCGCAGGCGACCTGGTGCTTCTCGGCCAGGTCCTTCTGGGTGGCGGCGCTGAACTTGGCGCCGGCCTTCGCCAGTTCGAGGCCCAGTCCCGCGGCGAGCTGCAGGACCTCGGGCTCGGTCGGAGCCGGGGGCGCCGGGATGTAGGTCATCAGCTCGGCGGTCTCCTCGGCGCTCATGGCCGTGAAGGTGCTGATCAGGGAGGCGAGGCAGTTCCGGAGCTGGGCGGGGACCTTGGAGGCGTCGCCCTCCTGCTCGGCCTCGTAGACCGAATGGGTGCACATCCAGGACAGCCACTGGATCAGGCTGGCGAGGTCGGCCACGGTGCCCATGCCCTTGCGCAGCTCGCCGATGGTCTCGGCGGTCTTAAAGAACGGTTCCGGCACCGGATCCTTGAAGGCGACCTGCTCCAGCACGCCGTCGGCCTTGACCACGTCGAAGAATTTGGCCGTGGGCACGCAGGGACTGTCGACGATGGAGATCTCCGCCGGGTCCGCGGTAAAGCGCACCGCGTCCTTGTTGGCCGGGTCGGACCACTTCTTGACGTAGGAGCCGCCGATGGAGAACCCGGTGTAGCAGCCCTCCTCGACCTTCTCCCACTCGTTGTCGTCGACGATCTTGGTGCCGATGTCGATAGCCTTCTCGGCGGCGTTGAAGTCGATGCTGATGCACTTCCCGGCGGTGACCTTGCCGTGCATGGCCCGGATATTTCCCAGGCTCTTGCCGTCGGTGTCCTTGGCGAAGCCCTCGGACCACGCCTTGAAATAGGGCACGCTGGACTCAAAGTCGAAGATCTCACCGGACTTGTCGACCACTTCCTGGGTGGCCCGGCCCCACACTTCGCGCTTGGCGACATCGACCTTGGTGATTTGGGCAAAAATGCGCATTTCAGTCCTCCTTTTCGGGGATCACGGGGGCCACGTCGCAGCGGCAGTTGGGGTGCGCGGGGGGCATCTCCCCGTCAACGGAGATGGTTTTGCCGTCCAGGGCCTCGCACTCGTCGCAGGGGGCGGTGTCGGCGGCAAGCCACACGAGCTTCTCGATCCCGGCCTCGCGGTAGAGCGCCAGGTTGCCCTGGACATCGGCGAAAGCAGTTTCGGTGCGGGCGATGACTTCGGCCCTGCTGGCGCTGAAGGACCAGGAGTCGGAGATCTTCTCGGCGAGCTGGTCGTTGCTCCAGCCCTCCTGCAGGGCCTGGGTGACGATTCCCTGGAGGTCGTTCTTGGTGGCGTCCTCGAAGTCGGTGATCAGGTCTCCGGCGTGGTCGATGGCCCAGTCGATGCCCTTCTGATTGGCCAGGTTGACCATGGCGTCGTTGGCGTCCTTCGAGAGCTGCTCGGCGGCGGCCAGGACGCCCTTCTGGTAGGTGTCCAGGCCCTCGTCCTGCAGGTAGCCGCCCAGGGCGTCGAACTGCGCCTTGGTGATCAGGTTCACGATCTTCTTGGCCTGGGAGGCGTCGTCCTTGCCGATGGCGCCGTAGGCGGATACCAGGATGGGGGCGATCGTCTTGGAAAGGCCATGCAACCGCTTGGAGACGCCCAGGGCGACCCGGGTCTCCTGCTTGAGCATCTCCGGACGCTCCCGCCGGCTGAGCATGGCCTTGTGCAGCTTGGCCGCCGGGGGCTTCGCGCCGGCCTTGGGCGGCGGGGCGCCGATGCTGGGCGGCTTCTCGCCCCCAGGCTTTTCGCCTGGAGCCCCGCCACCGGGAGCCATCGGCGGCGGGGCAGGCTTACGGGCTTCCAGTTCCTCGGGAGAAAGGGGCTGCAGCCCGCGGCCGTCTCGGCATTCGTTGATGTCGCGGATCCCGTTGTGCACGTCCAGGTCGTCGATCTGAGCCTGGATCAGGGGCTGAATCGCCTTCTCCTCCTCCGGGATGATCTCAAGGTCATCGGACTTCCAGAGGTCGGCGCAGATGATCCGGGTGAGCTGCTTGGAGACGAAGTCGAGGATTGGCCGGGTGCCCTCGGACTTCGCGGCCTCCTGCTGGGTCTCGTCCTTGCCGCGGTTCTGCTCCTTGATGAGCTGGGAGGGGGAGACGCTGAAGGCGTAGCAGATCAGGCGGCTCAGGTAGTCGTCGTATTCGTCCTTGAGTGCGGCTTCCTTGAGGTTGTGGAGCTGCGATCCGTTGGGGATCACCATGGCCTTGCGGCGCTCCTCCAGGTTGCCGCTCAGCAGGTCGTTCCACCACTGGCGGAAGACCTTGAGCTGCTCCATGGTGGCGTTCGGCGGTCCTTCGAGGATGGTGTCGGGCAGGCTGCCCTTGGTGTAGTAGCTGAGCTTGTACAGCTGGCGGTTCAGGGCGATGTTGACCGTCGTGATGATCTGCTCGACCCGGCCGTAGCCGTAGATCTTGTGGGTGCGCACGTTCTGCGGCAGGTAGTAGAGCTGGCCCGGCAGGAAGTTGCCCACGATGACGCCCTTGAGGACCTGCTGGTAGACCGGGCCGTCGGTGGGCCGGCGTCCGTCCAGCCCGACCACGGGCTTGATGGTGGTCCCGTCGATCAGTTCCAGGGCGTAGGGGTCGCCCTTGCGGGTGCGGCGCGGCAGGATGGCCCAGGCGTCCGAGACGAGCAGGTCCTCCATGTTGGCCCGGAACCACTGCGGCCAGAGGTTGATGCCGTCCGGGCACTCCATGAAGGAGTTGATTTCGTCGCAGCGGCCATCGGCCTTCTTGGACTTGTCCTTGGGGCAACAGGTCCAGCGCGTCTGCACGAGCTGGTCCTTTTTGGTCTCGATGGCCATCCGCATCAGGTCGTAGCCGTCGGCCACGTTGCGCATGGTGTCGAAGGAGATCCGCTCGCCCAGGCGGGGGATGTAGCGGGTGTTGACGTTGACGTCGTAGTCAAGCTGGCGGCCTTCGGTGCCGGCGGGCGCCACTGGGACGGGCGGCGTGCCCGGGCCGAACCAGCCGTCGTAGATCTTCGTGTCCCCGCTCACCACGAGGCGCACGCCCGCAGCCAGGCGCTCGATGACGCCAGGAGCAAAGGGGACCTCGCGGGCGGCCATCAGGCGCCCTTCCTGCGGTCACAGGCAGCATCGGTAAAACAGCCGTTCAGTTCCAGCACGGTCTCCACCCGAGTCAGGCGGTTGCCGTGGGAATCCGACTTGGCGTTGAGCTTGGTGACGCCCTCCTGGAGGTCGTCCAACCGCTGGCCGAGGAGACCCTCGATGGTGCGGCGCATGGCGACGATCAACGCCACCACGGCGGTCGTCCCGGCGGAGATGGCGATGATCCAGTCGGAGGTGGTCATTTTGCGGCTCCGTCCGTGGGGGTACTGTTGTAGAGCAGGTCGGTCTTCTGCTTCTCCCCGGCGCTCCCGCCGAAGTAGTAGCCGTAGACGGTGTCGGTCTTGGCGCTGACGTAGCCGATCAGGGTGCCGATCATGCCGATCGAGGCCGGGTCCTTCAGGGCGCCGACCCGGCCGCTCAGGACGTAGTAGACCGCCCAGAGGAACCCAAAAACGATCAGTCCCGCCAGGATCCGGGGCGTCCAGGAGTCCTTGGCGTCGACCTCGCGCTTGCGGGCTCCTTCCCGATCTGTGAAGACCAGGGTCTCCTTGGCCAGGTCGTAATCCATGCCCATCTTGCGGAGCTGGGCGATGGAGTCGCTCTCGACCTTGCGCAGCTGCAGGAGCTGGTCGCCCGTGAGGGAGCCGGCGGCGACCTGCTCGGCCACCTTCTGGGCATTCTCCTGGCTCGGCTCGAGGCCGAGGATCCCACAGAGCCCAGCGACGGCAGCGCCGGCCGCAGGCGTGCCCAGGATCCCCGCGAGGGCGGGAGCGACCTGGCCGATCGTGCCTTTCCAGTCGAATGCCATGGCCGACCTCAGTTCAGGACGTGGAAGAAGATGGCGACCTCAGCCGTGGCCGCCGCGTTGAGGGTGAAGGTGCAGCTCCCGGCGCCAGGTACCGCGACCACGCTCTTGGCCGTGGTGTCCACGGTCCCGAGGTTGCAGAGCACGACGCTGTTGGCGGTGATCAGGGAGTCGGTCAGGACGACGCTGGTCCCGGCCGCCGCGATGCGGATGGAGCCGATCGAGACGTTGTAGGTCTGGGCGCCGGTGGTGCCGGCGGTGGTGATCGTCTTGTCGAGGGTGAGCATGGTCTTCGTGCCAGCGGCGTTCATACCGTAGAGTTGATGTGCCGTAGAGTCGGCGTAGACCTTGCCCCATCCTGAAGTAAGCGATGGAGCAGCGGCCTCTGCGATGTTGAACGTGCCGTTGCCAGTGAACTGGAATTTGTTCGCACCGGAATTTCCAATGGTCAGGCCCGCGCCAGTGGTGATGGCAGACCCATAGGTCAGGCCAAAGAAACCGTTGGTGGTCTCAGGCGTATTGATCTGCAACTGGGCGTTGTTTCCAGTGGTGTTGATGACGTTGTTTACCACGCCCAGGTTGTTCCGCATGGACAGTCCGCACTGCCCATTGGTGCCGCTCGCCCCAGACAGCCACAGACCACCATTCACGAAGCCACCAGACTTGACCACGCGGATCGTCAGGGTGCCAGTGGCCGTGCCTGAGCCAGTAGCAGCCGCGCTGTTGTAGGTCAGCACTGTGCCGCTGGTGTAGCCAGCGACCACGAAGGTGCCATTGATTCCGGCATCGATGGTGTCACCATCGACATAGATCAGGTCGCCAACCTGAGCATTGTGTCCAGAGGCGCAGGTGAAGGTGACTACGCCCGCCGACCAAGTGGCAGAGTTGCCGCTGTTGATGGTGGTCGCCGTCTGCAGGAAGTAGCGCGGGTTCGTTGCAAGGTCATCCACCACACTGTAGCTATTCCAGGGCGCGATTGACCCCACGTTGCCAGCCCGGTAGGTGGTCGGTACCATGGTAGAGGCGAGTCCAGTTCTGACTGCCTGGGCAGAGGTCCAGATCACACCAGGAGTACCCAGGTAGCTGTGAATTTGACCAGAAGTTTCCAGGGCTGTGATGTCGCCGTAGCCAACATCGTTGTTGCTCACAGTGACGACCGCCGTGGTCGAGCCGCCGTCCAGGGTCAGGACGTTGCCGGAAATGGCGGTCACGGTGCCGACCAGCGGCATGTAATACCCGGTCGCCATGAGAGGGCCAGCCCCAGCGATGGAGATCTGCCGCCCCACCCTGATGCCAGTGGTCGAGGCCACGGTTACGGTGGACTGTCCGGCAGTGATCGACCCGGTGGTGTGCCCCGCGATGACGTAGAGTTGGCCCCCGGTGTTGACCGTGCCAGTTAGAGGAAGCGCGTTGCCCCACTGAGCACCAACCCGAAGATCAGAGCCACAGTCATGAACAACGGAAACATATCCGAAATTGAGCGGGTGGTTCTGAACAGAGTCCATGTCCACGCCGTTGATGTTGATGTTGGGGCCATTCGTCCAGGTGCCCATGTAGGTCAGGCCGATGCCGCTGTAGCTACCCTGAAGGTAGCCGTTCGCCAATCCGCCGCAGCCGAAGCTGCAGGACTCGACCAGAACCTGGGGGCCGAGCGAGGTCTTGGACTCGAAATTTACAACGTAGTTCGCGGTAGTCCAGCCCAGGCCATTGTGGGTGATGACCCCGGTCCAGGAGGTGCTGGAGACGCTCAGGTAGTAGGTGCCCGCGCCACCCGTGCCAGTGGTCCCGCTGGTGCCGTAGGGCTGGATCACGGCTGCATTCAGGGAACCAGCCGAGGTCGAGAACGCCGAGATGGACGCGCCAGCCGCGATCACACCGGGATTCGCAGCCTGGGCGGTCGTTGCCGGGGTGGTGATGGTCAGGACGTTCCCGGCCACCGAGGCGTTCCACTTGCCGCCGTATTTGTCGATGTAGGCAATGCCTGCGCCACCCCCCCCGCCGTAGGTCGCCACGGTGGATGAAATACAAGAAAGCCTGTCCACCTTGTTGTAGGAGCAGGGCCAGCGGTCATTGTTGGTGAACCCCAGGCACCACTGGGTGAACCCGATGGAATGGATGTTGCTGGCGAAGCACTTGAACGCGCCACCCGCGAAAGTGATACCCTGGCGCGACAGCCCGGTGTTGTCGTAGACGCAGAGGTCCCGACCGCCTGAGCCGTAGATATAGCCAGCGTCCGCGCCGATCTGGATGACGGGTTTGGTGGTGTCGTAGGGGGCCAGGTAATCGGTGACGGGCGAGATGCTGCCCGATTCCTGGCCTTGGAGAACCACGCCGCCGTTGGCGATGACCACGTTCATCTTGATGATGCCCGGAGGCATCTGGATGACCCCGCCGCCAGCCGCGCCGACCGCGTTGATGCAGTTCTGCATGGCCGCGGACTGGTCCGTCCCGGTGTTCATCACCACGCCATAGTTGCGGGGATCGACCACGTTGGCGTCCAGGAACTTCTGGAGGGTCAACGGGGTGCTGCCGCCGGTGGCCGTGTAGTTGATCGTGCCGGGCGTCGCGGTGCCCTGGCCCGTGGTGGGCGTGCCGGCCCCCGTCGCCTGGCCCCAGAGCAGGGCCGGGGCCAGGAGAAGGATTGCGAGGGCGCGGAGGAATCTCACAGGACGTCTCCCGACAGGTTGATGGTCAGCGCGGCGGCGGTGCCGCTGATGGCGGTGACGTTGTAGCGGACCCAGGCGCAGGTGCCCTGGAGCTGCCCACCGTCCCCGGTGTCGTCCGCGGTGAGCGTGCCGGCCCGGGTCGCGGCGACCTGGGAAGTGCCCGCCTGCGTCCAGGTCATGGCTGGGTCAGAGATGAACAGCGGGACCGCGCCGGCATCGCCGTTGCCGGGGTCCAGGCTGCCCTCGATGACCACCGTGGCGCTCCCGGCACCGGTCACCCGGAGGTGAAGGTGCGCGAAGGCCAGGGTGTAGTTGTTCCGGACCCACGGCCCCTTGCCGACGGCAGAGACCATGTTGCCCTGGCCCGCGAGGTTCGTGATGGAGCGGTTGCTAGGCATGCTGCACCCCCTGTGCCGTCCAGAAGCCCATGAGCGGGTAAGTGCGGACGCCGTTCACGTCCTGATCAAGGCGCAGCTCGTGCCGTGGGACATTGCCGTGGGCCGGTATTGCCAGGCCGATATGCACGCAGCCGCGCTCGATGATCAACTGGTCGACGTCCTCGCAGAACGAGGGATCCGCCACCAGGGCGTCAAAAGCCTCACGCAGGGTGAGGTTGGTGGGCACCGCGTCGGCGGCCAGGGCCAGAAGATGGGCGCTGGTGTCGTGGCTGCCCACGGCGTCATTCAGGGCCTTGCAGCGGTAGCCGTAGGAGATCAGCACCGGGCAGGCCCAGATCGCCCGGGCCTGCTCCAGCTTCTGGGCGACCCGCAGGAGGCTGCCGGCCAGCTCGGGAGCCGGTGTGTTGTCGATGCCCGCGTGGGATCCGACCTTGGTCAGCTCCTCCAGGCTGAAATGCTCGGTCAGGGGCGTCATGCTGTCACCGCGGGAGGAACGGACAAGTGGATATGGAAGGAGCGGTCCTTGCCCTCCTCGAGCGAGAGGATCTGGACCGGGATCGGGCTGGCGTAGATGGCGTCGAGCGCGGCTTTCAGGGGCCAACCATGGACGCGGAAATTGCAACCCAGACCTTCGGCATGCTCCGGGTCGTCCGGATCGAACCCGGAGACAATCTCCAGCGGCACGCCCAGCAGTGAGCGGATCGCCTCAAGGGTGGGGTCGCAGAGTATGGCGAGGTTCGCTCGCTGCGCCAGGTCCGGGTTCGCCCCGGGCACGACCATCTGGTCGAAGCTGAAATGCTCGCTGGGGTTGAGAGGTCCCGTTTCGGCCATGGCGGTCAGGAGTGCGCGAAATAGGGGATGGCGACCTTGGTGCCGTCCTGGAGCGTGCCCTGCAGCCATCCCAGCCCGGCGGTGTTGTAGCCGGCAGGGAGGTGGTTCAGGGTCAGGGCGGTCGCGTCCGCGCTCACCGCGAGCTTGGAGGCGGGTTCGATGGCCAGTGTGAAGCCTGCCGACATCATCGGGCCGATGTGGTCAATGGGGACGTCGAAGGTCCCGTCGGCATTCTGGATCGCCGAGGAGCCGTTGTTGAAGCACGCTTTGTTCGTGGCAGGCGGAGGCAGCATCTTCACGGTCGTCGTCATGAGCACCTCTCGATGCCTCAGACTCACGTCTCGGAAGTGCTGTGTCCGGTGTGCTAAACGTCAAGGTGTGCCAAGGTGTGCCAAGGTGCGGCTAAAACACCTATCCGGCGATGCCCCGCTCCTCCTCGATGAGGGCGATGAGGGCGACCCGGATGATCAGGATCACCCTCCGCTTGGCCTTCCTGACCCGCAGGCCGTGCCGTTCCTCCAGGACCGGGCAGATCTTGAGCCGAAATGTCTCGATGCGCATGCGGGGGTTGTAGAGGGCCGCCGCCTCCTTGACGGTGAGCAACTCGGGGTCCATCACCATGCCGCCTCCTGGGACTTGCTGCGCTCGGCCATGTCCTCGTTGATCATCAGGAAGAACCCGTCTCGTGCGGTGCTCAGTTCGGTCAAGGCCCAGACCAGGGCGTCGACCCGGTCGGGACTCTTGGTGGACAGGGCGGGATCCCAGTCACACATCTGGTCCTCAAGGGGGCCGAAGGCTCCGACGTGGTGCACGCGGCCCTGCTCGTAGAGGGCGGCAATCGGCTCGGCCCGGATCTGCTTGCCCCTGGTGGCGTGGACAGCCGTAAATGGGATGTCGGCGTCCTTGTGCCGGATGACCGCCTCGATCATGTCCCCGCCGTTGTTCACCTCTCCGATGACCCGGTCAGCCTGGTTGACGTGGTAGGCCAGCACGACCACGCTGGCCCACTGATCAGGGCTGGCGATCAGGGAGCGGTCATCCAGGATGTAGAAGTGCTGGGGGCTCTGGTTGTCCACCCCGGCGGCGATGATGCCGGTGAGGTCCGAATCCTCCTTGGCGGTGACGGCCGGGTCAACACCGATCACCACGCGGACCAACTCGGGTCGGTCGGTGATCCTGCCCGCGTCGATCTGGGACCGGTGCCAGAGGGCGCCCGGGTTGTCCTCCAGCAGCTCGGCCATGATCTCCTGCCGGCCCAGGCGGGTGCCCTCATATTTCCCAAGGATCTTCTTCAGGAAGGTCGGGGCCAAGTTGCGCTGGTTGTCGTAGGTGCTGCCCCGGGTGATGAAGGTAGTTGGGTCGGCGATGATGCTCTTCACCAGGGCGTTGGGCCGCGGGGTGGTGGTCACGACCCCCTGGGGCTTGGCGCCGAGCCGCAGGCCGAAGGCAAGCTGATCCCATGCCTCGGCGTAGCGCCAGGCGCCGACCTCGTCAGACCAGAACTTCATGTGCTGTTTGCCCCGTAGGCGCTCCGGTTCGTCCGCGGTGAAGATCAGGGACCTGGCGCCGTTCGGCCATTCCAGCCTGCGCTTGGACGGGAGGTAGACCGGGCGCTCGTCGGGCGGGCAGATGGCAAGGATGCCGCTCTCGCCCTCGATCATGATGTCCCGGGCGTCGTCCGCGGTGGCACCCACCAGGGATACCAGGGGGAAGTCCTTCACCCACTGGCGCACCGTCTCGGCCCCGACCCTGGTCTTGCCCCAGCCGCGCCCGGCCATCGCCAGCCAGGTGACCCACTCGCCCGGGGGGATCATCTGGGAGGGCCGGGCCCACCAGCCCCAGTCGAACTCCAGGCCCGCGACCTCGGCGTCCGTCATGGCGTCCAGGCGCCGGCGGCGCTCCTCCACTGGCAGGAGCTTGAACAGGTCGGCCCGGGAGGTTTCAGCCGAGGAGCTTTGCATAGACCCTTTCCCTGGATTCCTGCTGAACCTGGACGGTGACGCCAACGTTGACCTGGGTGGCCGGCTGGTCTCGCATCAGGCCCATGATCTTGGCCAGGCTATCCAGGGCGCCCTTCTTGTCGGCCAGTTTGATCTTGTGCAGGGTCGCCAGGAGGACCGAGTCCGGGGCCTCGATGTCCTTGAGTTGCCGGATCTCCAAGCCCGAGATGGCCCGGCGGGCGTCCTCGGGGATCTCGTGCAGTGGCTTCATGGACCCGTCGGGGTTGAATAGGTCGATGGGGTCCAGGAGGGCCAGCCGCTCATACTCCTGCATGACCCTATCTGCTGTGACCGCCAGCCTTGCGGTCTGTTCCGTAGCTCGCTCCTTAACATCGGCCTGAATGTTAAGTCTTTTTAGGAGTTGGCACCCCTGAACGCCCGCCGTCTTCGGGCTATAACCCGCACGGATAGCGGCTTGCGTGGCGTTCCGGTCCACCATGAATTCTTCGACAAACCGGGCCTGGCGGTCCAAGGCCACCACGGGCTTCTTCCTGGGTTGCCTCTTCGCCTTCGGCTTGGTCACGGCTTCTCCTCAGCCCAAGCCTTCCGGAGGACCTGGAGCAGTTCGTGGAAGCCGAGGGGGGCGGCTGGGATGAGCCCGTGGGGCACACCCAGGACCAGGAGGTAGCAGAGGTTCGTCCTCCAGGCCGGGCGGATCCTTGGCGGGGTGGGCGGGGTGGTGGGCTTGTAGGTGGGGCGGGTGGGGCGGTCCTGGCTCATAGGTCGTCCTTGAAGTTGGCGAAGGGTAGGAACATCAACGCGATCAACCCGCATAGGCAGAGGACCAGGAACCGGGCGAGGCGGATCATGCGACCTCCCGGGGCCCGGGAATGTAGTGGGGCTCCTCGAAGCGGCCGTCCACGTAGGAGAGGTCGATCGGGGGGTCCTGCTGGGCGGAGATGGCGTGGAGATACTCCAGGAAGGCGCTGAACTCCCGCTTGCCCATCGCCCGGGTGCTGGCGCCCAGGAAGACCATGCCGCCGGTCAGGTTCGGGGCGACCCGGCCCATCTCCTTGCGGAAGTCCACGGTGTGGATGTTCTTCCAGTCCTCGGGGGTCAAGTGGCCAGGCTTGCCGTTCACCCACCAGGGCTTCTGCTTCGACCAGGCCGCGAGGATCGGCCAGAGTGCCCGATTCTGCTCGATGCTACGGGTCGGGTCGCCGATCTCGATCACGAGCTGCTGGCCGGCGGTGATCGCATCGGCAGCGGCCCGGTGGATCTCGGCGAAGGCGTAGTCCAGGCCAGAGAGGGCGGAGATCAGGAACGGGCGCTTCATGCCGCACCGTCCCGCTTGCCCTGGGTCCTGCTGGCCGCCAGCAATGGGCATTCCTGGATCTCCCGGGTCGCCCAGCGGGCGAAGGTCTCCAGGCTGACCCGGCGGGTGGCGCCGGCCGGGAGGACCGCGCCGTTCGTCACGGGGGGTCCGCCGATCTGCCGGTAGACCATCGTGTCGGCGTCGATGCTGACCACTTCGCGGAGTTGGAGGCCGCCTCCGATGCAGACCATTCCGGGTTCAATGTCCAACATTTTCATGAGATTGCCTTCTTTTTGGTGATCGGCGACGGCTTGGCAGGCTGGGGGTGGCTGTTGCGGTAGGCCAGACGCTTGCGGAACTGGTATTCATCCTCGGCCTCCCAGCATTCCGGGTGGCCGCAGGTCTGACGGTTGCCCTGGAAGACGTTCGGGCTGTCCTGGTCGAACACGTTGGGCATGAGCGGCATGTCTTCCCGCTCGTAACCCAGGAACTGCGCCCCACACTGGGGACAGGCCAGGAGGTGGGTCTTGGTCCAGCCGGGTTGGTCCACGGCACCCCGGGTGAATTGCTGGATGTTCATGCCGGCACCTCGGTTTGATTCGCCTTGGCCCGGTTGTGCCAGATCAGGGCCGCGTAGGGATGCCAGTTGGCGCCCTCGCCGTTGTCCTCGCGCTTGCCAAAGAAATACTGCGGGGCCTTGATTTTCAATGGTTTAGAGCCGAGGTAGTCCCGCCATGACTCGACCAGGAGGTCGGGGGTGATGGCGGTGTTGCCGGCCATGAGCCCCCGGATCCGCTCGGCAAGGGTTGCCACGTCCACCCGGATGATCCGGCCGTCCGAGTCTTGGGAGGGCGTGAGGAAGT